GTCAAGGTAAAAGTTGGTGGGGGTTAACCCAACAGAAATCGTCCAAATTATTACAGGCCTCCCATCCTCAGATTACGTCTATAGGATGTTCGGTGTAAACACTAATAATTTAACTCTCGTTCTCATGAAAAGGAAACAGCCGTGGTTACAAGCTGAGAAAATCTATTAATCCTTATCTCTAGAATTGTGAAATGAAGTCCCTATCTAATGCCTTATAGTTCAAAATAGGAAGTTTAAGTTTTTGTTGTTCGCATGCACTCTCCAGTTTACTTTTCATTTCCGTAAAGAATTCCGGTCCGTGGTGATACGAGTCTCTAAGAACAGTTCCTAAGATCTGATCCATCAACTCAACAATGTTGTCTTTCGACCTTACCCAGTTTATCTCCTCTCGAATGGTGTCTGCATCGAGTGGTGCCAAGATCAGTCCTGATCTGGTCGGGTGTGGTTTAAAACCTCTCTTAAGGAAGGTCGTCTCCTCAAGTGGTCGTAGGGGTGGTGGTTTCCCCGAAGTGTCTTTCGACTCTGGTGTGAATGTGATATCATACATTCCAAGAAACAGTTGGTAAGTGTAGAAGTTAAACAACTTTCCCAAACTGTCATCTACAGCGATATCCACATCGTCCCCATAGACTGCTATCTCAATGAAAGCGTCGAAAACTTCTTCGGCCGTTCCTCCACATTCGAAGGTCTGGCAAGCTTCAATCCAATCATCAATAACTTCCTGAGGAGCTCCACTATGCTCTAGATGTTCCAAAACATATTCTCCTCCAGCAAGATAATCGTCATATAGGAAACAAAATCCTGAGAAAATGTCTCCCACATTCACACAGCAGTTCACCTCGCTAGTTGCCGTTCCTCCTGATGGATTTCCACCATACATCTCGAAGACTGAGTTTCCAAATATTGCTATCCGGTGTACATAGTCCTCGAAGATGAGCTCCCTGATCTTCTGATTCTCCTCTGAATCACCATACCATTTATTAGCTGATCTGACAAACAAGTTCATCATTTCAGGCCTCTGCGTTCTATCAAACTTAGAGTAATCACCAGCAAAACAGCTCCCTGTTAGCTTCATTCTCCTTGCCAATCTAGTCCACGCAGGTCCAACAGGATTAATACCAACTTTAGCGGGACACACCTCATGAGAAGCACGCATCGCCACTATGTATTGGTAAAAATACATTCGAAAAACAATATGGTAATCCAGGGGTCCCACACAAAAATCACGAGTTTTTGACTTCTCGATCTTTTCAAAAGTTCGGAGCTCATCTTTCAACGCATGGTACCACGTTCCCGGATGACGTTTGCCAGACTTGTAAGACTGAATTCTAGCTTTCACTGCCTGATCGAGCTCAGTATTCAGTTTCGTTATCTGGTAATCATCATCTAGTTGGAAGAGATGTCGTTTTCCAACTGAGTCCACTGGTCGTGTCTTAACGTAGGGTAGTCCAGGTGAAGTATCCAATTCCAATTTGCGTGAGTACTCTGATTCCCAAGGTCGCCCATTACAAGCTTCCAAGATGGTCAGAACCTTCTTCTCAACTCTTGCATCTTGAAGTTTATTAGCCATATAATTTGGTACAAACTCAGCACTTCTCTCCACTAATGAGATGGGAAACGGCTTAATAGTTTGTGTCCAACTATCAAAAGCTACTTGAAGGGGTCCAGGATACTTCGGGTTGCGACGGGTGTCGCGATTTGACAAAACGGCTGGTGCTTTCTGGGGTGGGAATAAGCCATACAGTGGTGACCTCTGTATTTTTGTTTTGTCGGGGGAATAGATGGCATGTGAAGCTTTTGCCAATCCAAGAAATCGAAGGGGGCTCTCTGTTGGTAAGATTAAGTGACTTTCCCCTTCTCGCAAAATATCGGCGATTGGTACTG